AATGGGAGAAGTAGAGATGCAAGACAGATACGAAATACTATTGCAAATTGAACAGGTATTAAGTAAGCTAGAACGAACTGTACCTGCAGGGTTACGTAAAGAGATAGGTATTTCAAAAGCGTTAGACAACGTAGGTAAGTTAATAGATGGTGAAACTGAAAAGAAACATGAAGAGTTAGAGAAAGAATACGCAATGATGCAACAAGCAATAGAAGAGATGGAGTAGATTACGAGGGTTAATTGTAGTTACCTATATAAAACTACAAACATAAGAAGAAGGAGATATAAAGATGGTTAAGATATTTGACGGTACAGCAAACAAGAAGTTCTATCACGTTAATGTGTTAGGCTTTAAGTTCAGAGTTGCGACAAACACTAGAAGCTTTAGTAAGTTTGGCTCTTACCTAACAGGTAGAGGTCGAGTGTTTAACTTTGGTAGACAGTACTTGTGCTTTATACCTAAGTCGTAAGACAAAAGTCTCCCTAACAATTTAATGCATGGGTTGTTAGATGACTATAAAAGCGCACATGCTAGTGTTGACAGGCACTATAAAAACCGATAGTTATGTTGCTGTTGGAGGAGTTGGTAGTCATCTTCGGAACTAAAAAACTACCATATTTTTTAACAACAAAGAGGAAAGTAAAATGGCTACACAGATAAGAAAGTTTGAACAAGATGCAATCGTTGATACTATTGCTGATAAGATAGAGACAGAGTTAAAGAGTAAGAGAACAGAGATGATTAAAGATGATAGAGACTACGAGTCTATGTTATCAGATTCAAATCAGATGAAAGCTTTGAGTAAAGATATTGATGATCTAACAGAGAAAAGAAACTTACTGCATGGTAGTATCTATGAACGTGTCCAAGAGTGGAACGCTAGTAACAATTCTTATGCACTAGATATAAANAGGTATCAAGGAGTCTTAAGTTTAAATCCAAAGCTTAACTATTATCATTTAAGAGAAAAGATAGGTAACAAGGTTGCGATAGCACTCTTACCTAAAGATGCNANAGAGAACATGGATACTATTATATCCAACATAACTAAGGAGTTTGTATAATGCAAATAAAATTTGATTACTATGACATGCAAGAAGCTATTCAGTTATTAGTTAAGGAAAAGTTTGACATGGATATAGATTTAGAAGATCTATCACCACACGACTATCCTAGTATTGAATATCGAGAACGTGTGTTGGTATATAAAAAACATAAGAACGGAAAAGAAGTTAAAGATAAACACGGCTGTCGTGAAGTAGATTGGGATAACACTGAATACGTTACTAAGCATATAGAGTTTGATGATAGTGCTGACATAACTTTTTATGTAAGTAAGGACTAACAATGAGTATAGATATTAAAGAGTTAGACGTAGTACTTAAAGACTTTGATGAACAGTTAGAGAGTGAAAATTTTGGACTGTACATTGATGCTTATGTACCACCTAAAGAAGAAGCTAACACTAAAGGAGATGAATATGTTTATAATAATTTAGATGATTTAGATTTTAATAGTTGAATTTAAAATTTAGATATGGTATAATCTTATAAGTATTATAAGGAAAGAGAAAACAAATGATTAATAATAATGTTATAGACTTTAAAAACTTTAAAGCAGAGAAAGATGATAAAGAATATATTGTTAGTCTTTATGAAACTAAACAATATAATTTTGTAGTTAGAGCTAACAGCGGAGAAGAAGCTGAGAATATTATAAGTAAAAGATACGAGTCAGGTGAGGTGATGCTTGAAGATAACTTATCTGTCTTTACATTTGAAACAGTAGCAACAGAAAATAACAGTTGACATAGGAAGAGGACTAGTGTATAATATACAATTCAAATCACGAACAAGATATGTAGCCCTCATGTATCACCTTCCTTTTTATCTTGTTTGTTCGCTGATTGAGCGAGTAAGTTTCTGGTCTTACGATAATATAAAACCAGATCTAATTTTTATAGCAACGAAAGAGGTAAAATAAAAATGATGTACGCAACAGGAAAAGCAATGTGGGCTAACGTGTCTGTACCTAACACACGTTTTGAGCCACATAAATACATGGTTACTATCTTGACTGACGAAGACACAGCATCTGACTTAGAAGCAGCAGGTCTTAAACAGTCTACCGATAGAGCAGGCAATGCTAAGTATGATGAGCCTGCGTTCATGTTCAGTAAGACTGCGATACGCAAGAAAGATGGTGTCGCCAACAAAGCTCCAAAGCTAATTGATGCTGATGGTAATCCTTTAGATTGTTTGATTGGTAATGGTTCTAACATTACTGTAAAGGTTAGACCATACAGTACAGCTTATGGTACGTTTGGAGAGTTAGTCGCTGTTAAGGTTAACGAGCTTGTTGACTATGAAGATGGCGGTGACTTGGATAACGAGGAGTTTTAAGATGGTTGATGAACAGAAACCTTTTATTACTATTGATGATGTGCAGATTTCAGTAGAGGATTTACCTGAAGAAGCACAAGGTATCTTTGGTAGGATACAAAGATTGAATCAGAAGAAAGCAACTCTTGCGTTAGACATGGAGGAGATAGACGCAAGCCTTAACTTTTTTTCAGGTAGGATAATTAGTATTGTTAATGAAGATGCTAAACCAACAGGAGAAGCTGATGAAGAATTGGTAGAAGGAGAAGACGCAGTAAAATCTAACAATTAAACTTAACAAGAGAGGCAGTACCATTCAAGAGAACATAAGAGATAAGATGGTAACTTATCCGCCTCTTAATTTTAAAAGGAGCAAAGCATGAGGGCAGAGTTTGACGAAAAAGAATGGGAGTTGGTACACCAACCTTGTCCTTTGTGTGACAGCAGTGATGCTGTTGGTATCAATAAAGACAGATCAGCAAAATGTTTTAGCTGTGATGAGTTTATGCCTAACTATGATGATGCAAGCAAAGGAAAAGATATGGAAGTAAATAAAATTAAACCACTTGTTCAGCAACAACAACAAGTAAATGATATAGCAGGTACTTATTCTGCGTTGACAGATAGAAAGATAAAGTTAGAGACTGCAAAAAAATATGGTGTGAAAGCACAACACGATTTACAAGGCAGAGTAACTAAGCATTTCTATCCTTACTACAACGGACATGAGCTATCAGCAACCAAGTGTCGTAACGTAAATGATAAAGGTTTCTTTCTACAAGGAACGTATAGTGACACAGGTTTATTCGGACAGCAGTTATTTAAAAGCGGTAAGTATATAACGATTACCGAAGGCGAATGTGACGCAATGGCAGCTTACGAATTACTAGGCAGTAAGTGGGCTGTAGTTTCTATTAAGCGCGGTGCGGCAGGTGCAGTACGAGATATAAAAGAAAGCCTTGAGTTCTTTGATGACTTTGAAAACATTATCATTGCATTTGATAATGACAAAGCAGGTAAAGAAGCAAGCACTAAAGTAGCTAGATTGTTTAAGCCTAGCAAGGCTCGTATTATGACGTTGCCTACAGGGTGTAAAGATCCTAACGATATGCTACGGCAGAACAAACACAAGCAGTTTACTGAAGCTTGGTGGTCTGCTAAAACGTACACTCCATCTGGAGTTATCAATGTCTCTGAACAACGTGAGAAGTTTCACAACAGAGAAAAGAAAGAGAGCGTACCTTACCCATACGAAGGTCTTAACAAGAAGCTGTATGGTATGAGACAAGGTGAGCTTGTTACTCTTACAGGTGGTACAGGTCTTGGTAAGTCTAGTGTTACGAGAGAGATAGAACATTGGCTAATTAACCAGACTAAAGATAACGTAGGTATCATTGCACTTGAAGAAGACTGGCGCAGAACTATTGATGGTATCTTATCTATCGAAGCTAACGCTAGATTATATATAGATCAGGTACGAGAAAGATATTCTAAAGAAGAATTAGATAAGCTCTTTGATATTCTATATGATGGACAGAATAAGAATAGAGTATGGGTACATGCTCATTTTGGAGCTAACGAGCTAGACGAAATCTTTTCTAAGATAAGGTTTATGATCATAGGTTGTGGCTGTAAATGGGTAGTAGTAGATCACTTGCACATGCTTGTCAGCGCATCTACTGAAGGAGATGAAAGACGTACCATTGATTCTATTATGACTAAGCTTAGATCTATAGTAGAAGAAACAGGTGCAGGTCTTATTCTTGTATCACACTTGCGCAGAATTGATGGTAACAAAGGACATGAGAACGGTATCGAAGTAAACCTATCTCACCTTAGAGGTAGTCAAAGTATTGCACAGCTTAGTGATTGTGTATTGGCTCTTGAACGTAACCAACAGTCAGACGATCATCAAGAGTCACAGACAACTAAGGTTCGTGTATTAAAGTCTAGGTACACAGGTGATGTTGGTATGGCTTGTCATTTATTATATGATAACGAAACAGGTAGACTTAAAGAAATATCTAACGAAGATTTAGAAGTAGAAAATAACGAAGGATTTTAATATGGATTTAGTATTTGATATAGAAACAGACGATCTTAAAGCAACAAAGATACATTGTATAGTGTGTCAAGATCCTAACTCAGGAGAGATCTTTAAGTTTAAACCTAATCAGATTGATGAGGGTGTTAAATTTTTAAGTACCGCTGATAGATTAATAGGACACAATATTGTTGGCTTTGATATTCCTGTTGTTAAAAAACTAACAGGTACTGATCTGTCTCATATCGAAGCATTAGATACGTTAGTGTTGTCACGACTGCTTAATCCTATCCGAGCAGGTGGTCATAGTCTTGAAGCTTGGGGATACAAATTAGAATATCCTAAGATTTCTTTTGAAGAGTACAAAGATTATTCTGCAGAAATGTTGAAGTATTGTGTCAGAGATGTGCAGTTAAATACTTTAGTATTCAAGAGCTTACGTTTAGAATCTAAACAGTTTTCTAAGGAAAGTGTATTGCTAGAACATGGTGTTGCAAAGATAATGAAGGAGCAAGAAGAGAATGGATTTAAGTTTGATAGTTACTCTGCTGAGATATTGCTCGCTAATCTGAGAGAAAGAAAACAAAAGATAGAAGATGAAGTACACAATACATTTAAACCTAAATGGGTAGATGATAAAATAGTTACACCTTATATTAAGAAAGATGGTCAGTTATCCAAACGTGGATTGTCTGATGAAGAGTACGATAACTGTTTGTGGTTTGGTAACACAGATCCTTTCATGCGTAGAAAGTTAGTTGACTTTAATCTTGGCAGTCGTAAACAGATTGGAGAATACTTGATTGACTTTGGTTGGAAGCCAGAAAGATTTACACCTACTGGTCAGCCTATTGTAGATGAAAAAACTTTATCAGAAGTTACACACATACACGAAGCTAGTCTCATTGCAGAGTTTCTTTTGTTACAGAAACGTATAGCACAGGTTGATTCGTGGGTTAAAGCAGTTGAAGAAGATGGTAGAATACATGGCTTTGTTATACCTAACGGTGCTATCACAGGTCGCATGACACATCGTAGTCCAAACACAGCGCAGATTCCTAGCTTACGTCAGCCTTATGGCAAGGAGTGTCGTGCGTGTTGGACAGTAGACGAAGGTAATGTCTTACTAGGTATTGATGCGTCAGGTTTAGAACTAAGAATGTTATCTCACTATATGAAAGACGAGGAGTTTACAAATGAAATACTTAACGGAGACATACATACCGCTAATCAAAAGCTTGCAGGACTTAAATCAAGAGATCAGGCAAAGACATTCATCTATGCGCTTATGTACGGAGCAGGAGATGAGAAGCTTGGAAGCGTGGTTGGTGGAAATAAATCAACTGGTAGAAAGTCTAGACAACTGTTCTTTGATAATAAACCATCATTTAAAACTCTTAGAGATAGAGTTACGAGAGCAGCAGCAAGAGGCTTCGTCAAAGGATTAGATGGTAGAAAATTATTTATACGCAACGCACACTCAGCTTTAAATACTTTATTACAAGGAGCAGGTGCGATAGTTATGAAGCAAGCACTTGTTATATTTGACAAGCATTTACGTGAAGCAAACCTAAAGTATAAGTTTGTTGCTAACATCCATGATGAGTGGCAAATGGAAGTACCTAAACAAACAGCAGAACTAATAGGTGCAATGGGTGTTCGATCTATTATAGAAGCAGGACAAGTTTTTAATATGAACTGTCCTTTAGATGGTGAATATCAATATGGAGGGAACTGGAGTGAAACACACTGATATAACTAAACATGATATACAACAGGCAGAGATACTTGCTAAAGAAATGGGAGAATTAAAAAATTCTATAACAAAAGGACAGGGAAATATACATGGATTTTTAGGAGAAATAATTGTAGCTAAATTTTTAGATATAAAAATATCTAACACTTATGATTACGATATGATATTTAAGGATATAAAAATAGATGTTAAAACTAAACGAGTAACTACTCCTCCTAGAGATTATTATGAGTGTTCAGTTGCTGCTCTTAATACTAAGCAACGCTGTAATATATATGTATTTACACGCATTTTAAAAGACAGGACTCAGGGATGGATATTAGGATATATAAATAAAGAAGACTATTTTAAAAAAGCTACCTTCCTTAAAAAAGGAGAAGTAGATCCTTCTAATAATTGGAAAGTTTCAACAGACTGTTATAACCTTCCAATAAAAGAATTAAATAACATAGAGGAGCTGTTAAGTGAAACACACTAAAGAAAATTGTAATACATGTGGTGTAGAACTAACAGATGCTAATTGGAATAGTTCTTGGAAAAAAACTAATAGAACACAATGTCAAGATTGTAATAATCCTAATCGAACAAAACATAATCCAGATAGGATGTATGTTAACGGTAAGTATGTACCAAAAAACCATCCTTTATATAAAGCAGGCA